ACTATATGAACGATATTCGCACATATAAATATAACCATCTTTTTTATACTTAGATGTTTTAAACTTTTTATGTTGGTTTAAAACTTTTCCAGTTTTAACATTTTGTTTTTGCCAACCATTAATATTAATAACGATTGTATTTCTACCCGCACGGCTTCCACCATTGGCATTGGTATTCACTTTTAAAATACTCAAGGCTTTGTCCTTGTCACCTTTGCCCAACTTGAAAGGTGTATCGTCAAGGAACTCAAGAGCCGTCTTGATAATCTTCTTAATGAAGAGTGTTTGCATCGAAGTGCTATATGGGTTGTAAGTAGACATCATAATTATCCTCAAAATAACTGTTTGACTAAATACAGTATATATGATGTTTTCCCACTTGTCAAGAGAAAAAATAAAATAATTTATGTTTATTTTACGCAAGATTAAACTAGGCAAAGTATCTTGCCCACTTTGCGTTTGCATAGATTATGTAATAAAATCAATGGTTTAGTATGTTTAGGCAAAATAGGCAAAATATGCTAATTTTGCGTAAAAAATGTAATAAAATCAATAGTTTATTTAGGCAAAATTGCCTACCCCCCTATAAGGGGGGGTATATACAATCCCCCCCTCTTGCGTAAATGTTGCTCGGTGACCTCATTGCGTTATGGGAAAATGTGCCACCCGTAGCACTTGACCATCGTAGCGTTTTTAGTAGTATGGCAGGCAAGTCGAAAAATTGTTCGGGTAGGAGCTGGGATGCCAAAGGTAGGAATAAAAGAAGATAAAGTCCACGGGAATAGAAGACTTAATCCAAAGCAGCAGAAGTTTCTCGAAAACTATCTTCACGGGGATATGACACAAACCGCAGCAGCAAGAGAAGCAGGGTATTCGAACGCCAACGTCAGGGCTGTACAGCTTCTTAATAATCCTACGGTAAAAGAACGCCTCGAAGAGATGAGACAGGAGCTAGAAAGCAAGTATGGTGTCTCTGTGACCAAATCTGTTCGGGATATGCACCAACTCAGAAACGAAGCTTGGCAGGCAGGGAACTTCTCAGCAGCGATTAAAGCAGAAGAACTCAGGCTCAAGGTAACGGGATTAATGGTAGCTCGTAGCCATGTAACGCACGAAAATATTGACAGTTTATCCCGCGATCAAATCGTAGAACAACTGCAAGAATTTATGGAACGTGCTAAAAATCGCATGAAAGACGTTACACCAGCAGAAATTCCCATAGAAGCCGAACAAATCCCAGTAGCAGAAGATAGCGAAAGTCCAGCGGAATAGCTGGATTGCTTGGCGGGGTTGGGCATTCGCCCGCCCAGCGGAAAATGTTCGGGATATTCGGGGTTCGGGATCGGACTTCGGGGTCGCCAGCTTGGGCTTCGGGGATAAGTCGATGAATTGTTCGGGTTATTGTACCATCGGGATTCGGGATTGCAACTTCGGGATTTCGGAATCGGGAACAATTGTTCGGGTTCGGGGCACTGCAGCGGGCTGGCATCGGGGCACACCGGGGTGTTTACCCGGATCTTCCCCGGATTTCTTTCTGCTGCCCGGCGGAACTGTGCCCCCGGCGAACTAACCCGAACAATTGTTCGTTTACCGGACCGGACCGGGCACGGCCCGGTGAAGATCCCCCGGCAACCCGCCTGGATAAAAAAATTTATCTTAGTGGTTGACATTATATATAGTCTGGGATAGTATGGGATTAGTCTAGTAAAGAGGAGTATATAAAATGAGCGACAATAGCAGACAAAACATCGAAAATTCAGTTGTAGATATTTGCTTGAAATACAAATCCTACAACGCACTTGTAAAAGAGAACAGACATTCAGCAGCCGAGGAGATCATTGACGAGCTGCGGGAGAAACCCGCTTCCGTTCAGGTTAGATCTGCATGGAATAACTGCCCGTCAGAATTTAAACCAGAAGAATTTAGAATTGAGTTAAGTGGCGGTGGACCTGCTACCCGTATCATCGGAGATCTGGACGAACACGCGGAGGTCTGGAGTGTCAAGCCACAACATCAAGATTGGTTTCAACCTTGGAAAGATCTTCCCATTGATGAAGAAGAGACCAAAGCGGTCAAGTGGTTTGCCAATTTGTTTTACTATGGTTCATAATCGGGGTTAAAACATCGGGGCTTCGGGCTTTCGGGTTCGGGGCTTCGGGGTCGGGGTTCGGGATACTATTAATTTAGTATCCCTTTTTTTATATCTTCTTTCCTGCTCTTCTTATAACCCGAACAATTGTTCTTTGAATTTATTATATACATTATAAATATAAAAAAATTTATCTAGTGTATTGACTATCCCATAATATGCCATTAAGATGCAAAGCATCTTAACAAAACAGAAGGATTTAAGATTATGACAAACTTGATAACACAAGGAATAGAAATAGAAATAACAGGCGTATCAATTGCCACAATAAAAACAGCGTTTGAAAACGCTAACATCAAAGGCGCAAGCGTTGTGCATGATGGAACACCAAGCGTTGACGCTGAAATTGTTTTACCGCCTTTATGCTTATTCAATAGTGATGGTACACCATGCCAAGTAGCGTATGAATATTTAACAAGCGTTTGTCGTGTATTGAATAGACTAAATTGCCGTATCAATTCGCATTGTGGTTTGCATGTTCATGTTGGCATTTACCCATTATCTGAAGACCAACCTTCACATTTATGGACGGCTAACAGTATTGCTAAAAAAGAGCGTACTGGCCGATACTATACTGAAGGCCTTCAAAGTGACGCGATTAGCGCTGTTGTTTGGTATGATGTGCTTTACAGATGTTCACGCCAACAGCATTTGATTGACCGTATCTTGCCGCCTTCCCGTACAGATAACAGATATTGTTATCCTACAAACATTAACGCTTTTGAAGGCCGCAACGCTAATGACGCGACAATTGAAAGTGTAAAGCAATTAACTCGCGGCAAATTTTCAGCAATCAATTTTGAAACATGGTCACGCGGTACCGTTGAATTTCGTCAACACTCTGGAACCATTGAAGTTGAAAAAATTATGTCATGGTGCAGATTGATACGAACAATTGTAAATTGGTCACGAACAGATCGCGTTGAAAACGGTACTGGTTCAACAACAGAAACAACACCAGAAAATCCATTCCGTAATGGTTCAAGGGTAGGCGTTCAATATTCACTAATGCGCAATGGCGGTGCGAGTACACGAGAAATAATGGATGCTACTGGATGTAGTGAGCAACGTGTTAGAGCGGCTGTTAGTGAGATACGCAATAGAGTAGGTCATAGCGCTGTTGTTACCAATACCATGCAAGCGAATGGCGCAAGATATGGGCAAGGTACAGACCACACTAGCTATGAAATTCTACATGAAATAACCGTAGAAAATTCAGGCGCGGTCATGATACCAGAGAACCGAATAGGCAACGCGAGTATATGGTCAAACGTTGACGATACAGACTTTGAATACTGGCAAGCTAGAACAGCAGAGCTATACCCTAACTAGGGTATAGTCTCATACCAAACAGGAAGCCCGCCTAGAGCGGGCTTTTTCTTTTTCCAAGGTACCCTAGCCAATCCGAACAATTGTTCTGAAATCGGGGCACATACGGGCTATGACCCCACCTATATATACGCAGTTTCGGGCAGAACTCTTTACTAAGCTTTACACCAACATTCACCTACAAAAAAGTTTTTAGGTACCCTAGAGGCTTTCAAGGTACCCTATTCCCTTGACAGGTACCCTGCGCTGTCCCATAATGTACCACATGCTAGTATAAGGAGAAGGCTATGAATTATATTTCGGAAAGTAATCGCTATCCATTTGGCAAGCCTGTTGAGCTTGAGGGTGATGACGGCTATAAAAGCATCAAGTGTCCTCACTGCGGTTTTTCAAATATGCATATAGAGGGTTTATACCAAACACTTTATTCTGATGATCAGATTACAATTCGTTTATCTTGTGAGGGGTGTCCTAGCACTTCTGATCTTTTGCTTAACAGCTACAAGGGTAACGTTTACCTTGGTTTTGCTACAAGAGATATAACAGAAGCAGATTTGCTTCCCAAATGGGTTAAGGTTGATGCCAAAGTATAGATTAACATACGGATCGACATCAGAGTTTTACGCACAGAGTCCGGGCGAGGTTGTGCCTTATATTCAAAAGGATCATTATTTTAATGGTGAGGATGAGTATAGGTTTATGCGCAGGCTTGCGGGTGAGATGGTTGAGTGGAACCGTGGTTCTTATTGTTATACGAACAGGGACAGGCTTGCGCAGAGCATGATGAAAGAAGGTTTGTTAGAGTGTGTTGATTAAATTTTTAGTTACTGTTAGGATGTGAATTAAGTTTTGTTGAGGAGGCTTAATTCATGAACGTAATAACTGGCGCACCGATGCCTATGGGCGGAATGCCTATGAACAATCCAATGATGCCGCGACAGCCTATGAATACGTTGCCGTCTCCCATGCCTGTACCTCCTATGGTACCGCCGCAAGCGGCTGGGACTTTTGCTGTAAGTGCGGACAGGCGCAAGCGTTTTGGTGATAGCTTGGAGAATATGTTATCCAGACCTCCTATGGTGGCGTCTGATCAGATGGCTGGCATGAATGTTTTTACGGGTCAGATGATGAACACGGCGGCTAGACCTCCAGTTGTTCAGATGCGCAATGGTGGTATTGTTAGGAATATGCGCAGGGGTGGTACTTCTATGGCGGATTACAGCGGAGCTTCGTTTGCTGCTGCTCAATCAGCAGCGTCTAAACGGAATCCGGGTAGAACTGGTGCTATGACGCATAGTCAGCTTATGGATAAGATTAGGGGCGGTAGTCTTACAAATAGAAATAATAGAAATAATAAGCCAAAACCTGCACCTGTAGCTGTAACTCGTGATGATGATTACACGCCGACATCTGCTGAGTTGAATGAGCAAATGAAAGATATGGCTGCGATAGGTATGCCTGATTTGCGCCAAGATCAGTCTAATGTTCAGATGCCTATGTTTCCTGATCTAGCAGATAGAACTAGAGATAAACTAGCTGATTATTCTGCTTTTCAAGCATTTACTAACAAATATGGGACTCAAGGAACTTCTGATGACCGAGCAACAATTTTAGCCCCCGGCACTGGTGGTTTAAGATCGCCATCTAGTCCATCTTCACCTGCTCCAGTTGTTAATAATACTCCACCACCGGATATAACTGGTTCATTTGCATCGCCATCTGTATATTCTCCGCAACCCTCAAATCAGTCGGTTGGGTCTAGTTATTTTGCAGATCTTGGGATTGGTTCTTTGCCAGCGGCTCCTAATGTTTTTTTACCAGATGAGCTTATAACTGAATCATTTAATAGCGCGAATGTTACTCCTATATCTTTGCCAGATGAGCTTATAACCCAACCATTTGAAAATTCTGGATTTAACGTAGATTTAAATAGTGGTGTAGGTAGTGGTCAAGGTGATTCAAACACTATTCCAAGTGGCGGTCAAACTGGCACTGAAGACACGAGTGAAGATCCAAGAACCATTGGAGAGCATATCGAAAATTTCACGACACAACTTGCGGAAATGCCGGGAAATATTGCGAGTGATTTTCAAATGGCTTTAGACGCTGGTTTGGTAAATGCGTTTTTAGGTGGTTATCCTGCAATGGAGAAAAGACTTGCGAGTCTTCTCAATGAAGATGGAACTCGTAAATACTCTGATGCACAAATTAAAGATTATATTTTTAGAACTAAAAGAACTCAAGAGAACAATAAAAAAGTGAAAGAGAAAAGGAGCGGTAGTTTTACAAGGGATGGAGGAGAACGTAACGTTGTAGATCCATGTCCTCCGGGCTTTACGTTAGACCCTGTATCAAGAATTTGTGTTCCTATTGAGGAAGCTCAGGGGGCTGAAGAAGAGGGTTCATCTCTTGATTTAAATCGTAGCAGAGACAGTGAGTTTAATGAGTTAGACGATATTATGAAGCGCATTGTAAGGCCGATTGGTAATCCAGTTGCTATGCAAGATGGTGGTTCAGTCGGATTAAATCGAGCAGCGGATAATTTCTTAGCGGCGATGGGTGCCTAACAGGGGTCTTACATGAATGACCTGAGTGATTTTACCCAGTATTTAACGGATGAAGAGTTAGCGAAAGTCGCTCCTATGTTGGAGCGGCTTAAAACTTTAGATGACAGGACTACCAAGCAAGAAA